ACTGGAACACCGGGAACAGGAACACCGGGGACTGGAACACCGGGGACTGGAACAAATCTTCTTTCAATACTGGTTGTTTCAATACTGTTGAACAGAAAATCATGTTGTTTAATAAACCGTCAGATATGACCTATCGTGATTGGTATGAATCTGATGCAAGGTGGTTACTGAATCAGATACCAAAGGATGTTGTTGAATGGATTTATTCAGAAGATATGACGGATGAAGAAAAAGCAGAGCATCCGACACATGAAACAACAGGCGGTTATCTCAAAGTGCTTGATGAATCTGAATGTGGTCAGTTGTGGTGGGGCAGCCTGTCAGACCGCAGAAAGGAAATCATCAAGGCAATACCAAACTTTGATGCTGAAATATTCTTCCAGTGTACGGGTGTCAGGGTAGATGAATGATCTGCACCTTATGCCCCATCAGGAAGATGCACTGAACAGAACTGAACAGTTCAACCGTTGTGCTTATTATCTTGATATGGGACTGGGTAAAACCTTTGTAGGTGCTGAAAAAATGTATCTGCTGAACAATGCGGTGAATGTGGTCATCTGTCAGAAATCCAAGATAGATGACTGGGTTCAGCACTTCAAAGAATATTACCCAAGTGACCGTGTGATGAATCTGACCAAGAAAAGTGAAGCAATCAATTTCAGGACACTTGTTGATACCAAAGAATTATACAACAAGGATGTTCAGATCATAGGTGTTATCAATTATGAAACTGCTTTCCGGCGGGATTGGTTGCTGAAATTCAAAGGATTTACACTGATGCTTGATGAAAGTTCACTGATAACCAATGAAACGGCAAAACGGTCAAAGTTCATTCTGAAAATGCAGCCGGAAAGCGTGATTTTATTATCAGGGACACCGACAGCCGGAAAGTATGAACGCTTGTGGTCACAGGTTCAGTTGCTTGGGTGGAATATTACAAAAAAGGCGTTTTGGTCATCATACGTTCAGACTGAATGGGTTGAGAACGGGGACGGATTCAAGCGGGAAGTTATAACCGGGTACAAGCACACGGAACACCTGAAAAAGAAACTTGCAGATCATGGGTGCATCTTTATGAAAACCGCTGATGTGATTGAACTGCCGGAACAGACTGAACAGAAGATATTCTTTAAGGCAACACAAGCGTACAAGTATTTTATCAAAAACAGTTACATCATGCTTGATACCCTGAATATGTGTAAGTTCAAGGATGATTCAGATTATTACGGTACGGATGTGACCCCACGGGTTGAACTGGTCGGTGATAACAGCCTGACCAAGATGCTATATGCACGGCAGTTGTGCGGACAGTGGCATAAGGAAAAACTGGAAGGTTTGCGGGACTTGGTTGAATCAACAGAAGATAGGCTGATTATATTCTACAACTTTACCGCAGAACTTGAAGCAATGCAGAAAAAACTTGCTGATCTAAACAGACCCTATTCAGTTGTGAATGGGTCAAAGAAGGACTTGACTGCATACGATCAGGCAGATGATTCAATCACATTCATACAGTACCAAGCCGGGGCAATGGGTGGTAACTATCAGAAAGCAAACAAGATTATTTATTTCACCTTGCCACTTGGCAAAGGGTCATGTGATATGTGGGAACAGTCAAAAAAGCGTATTCACCGCATAGGACAAGCCAAACCGTGCTTTTACTATTACTTACTGGTGAAGGGGACGGTTGAAGAAAGAAACCTTGCAGCGTTGAAAGAAGGGAAGGAACTGACAGATGAATTATTCAAAAATACTTAATTGGATATTTGGAATCATGGCATTTATCGGTGTATTCCTGATAATCGGTGCAGTCGGTGCATCTGACTATGCGGTTGAAATGGGAATATATGAACCACTTACTGCACACCTGAAAGAATACATCATTGGTGCGATTCTGATAATTCCCGGAATCATTTATTTGAAAATCACGGAAAGGGGTGATGAAAATTGAACTATTCAAAGAACATGAGAAAGTCGGCAATGGTCAAAAGGGTCTTGATTCTGATTGGTGTTGCACTTGTCGTTGGTTTGGTGATTGGTAATGTGTCAGGATATGCCCTGAAAACTCATATAACCGCCAAGGACAAGCAGAAAACAGAAGAACAGACACTTGAACGGTCAAGCACTAAAACCCTTGTATATGGGGCGTATGATGACAGAACTTTCACACAGGAAATTTCCATTGACTGGGGTGCGGGTGACTTAGATTTCACACCGCTTGACTGCAAGATGCCGGAAGAACAACAGGAATTTACATATTACCTTTGTACTGGGTACAACATTGATTTTACCCTTGTTATGGCACTGATTCAGAATGAAAGCAGTTTTGACCCGTCAGTTATAAGCGTAACCAATGATTACGGTTATATGCAGATCAATAAAATCAATCATCAATGGTTGACTGATATCCTTGGGGTTACGGATTTCACAGACCCATACCAAAACATCAGGGCGGGTGTGTTCGTACTTAGAAAGTTATATGAACGGTATCAAGATACCAATATGGTCTTGATGGCGTACAACATGGGTGAAGATGGTGCTGCCCGGTTATGGGAAAAAGGTATTTATTCCACAGACTATACAGAAAAAATTCTGAACTATCAGATGCAGTTCAATGAACAGTTGGGTGGTGAGTAAATGGTATTAAAAAATGATATAAGGTATAGAATTGATACCCTTTTAAGAATGGCAAATATAACAACGAGTGAAG